AAAATCGCTCTCAAAGCACTCAAAGACGGAGCGATCAACACTATCAACTTAGACCACGATGGCCAAACTCGCGAAGGTGCCTATCTGTGTCAGTCGATCATTGTTGATTCATCTGTCGGAATCACTCCACCCGATGCGTTCGCAGATCACAACCTCGCTGATGGTAGCTGGATTGTCGGCTACAAAGTCGAGGATGACAAACTGTGGGACGAAATCAAATCGCGTAAGGGATTCAGCGTAGAAGTGTTTGTGAACGAGCAAATCATAAATCAAAACAAACAAGAAATGAAAACTGACGAAAACAAAACCGACGCGCCGACAGAAGCGCCTGAAAAAGGGGATAAGCTGTCCTTCAAAGAGCGCGTTCAACAAATGTTTACCGAACTCTTCGGTGAGGAAAAGCAATTCGCATCCGCAGTAACTTCGGACGGACTCGAAGTACAATGGGAAGGTGAACTCGGAGCCGGTGTGGTATTGACCACTGCAGACGGCGACGGCAACCAAGTACCCGTACCGGAAGGCGAATACCTGCTCCCCAACGAAGAGGGCGAATACGTCTGGAGCGTAACGGTCGGGCCTGATGGCTCGGTTGTGGACATGAAAGAAGTCGAAGCGACCGGATCTGAAAAAGAGGAGTACGCACCGGAAGAAATGGCCGAAGCGATGCGTCCGCTCATGGAAAAGATGGCCGCTCAAGACAAGACCATCAAGGAGCAAGCTGAAACGATCGAAACGCTAAAGAAGGAATTCAATGGGCGGTTCGATGCAATCGAAACGGCGGTAAACAAATCGAGCGCGCCGAAGAAATTCGGAACGCCCAAACCAAAAGAAAGCAAGAGCAAAGGCGTAAGCTGGCGCGACGCTAAGTAGTAACAATCAAAATCAAAAACCATGAAACTCAAAAAGTTTGTAGAGCATAAATTCGATTGGGACGTGACCGGGCTGGAGGCCTATGTAGACGAGCAATCGGAAGATTTTTACCCAGAGCTTGTGAAGCGTTCGCCGTCGATGGGTCTGATGACCGTGATGGAGAACGTGAAGAACAAAGAGGAAATCAAACTGATCGCTACTGACGCGAACCTTCAATCTGCTGCGGATTGTGGATTCAACGCATCGGGCGGGATCATTTTGACCGACAAGCAAATCGAAACCAAGCGTATCAAGATTGAAGAGTCCTACTGTAATGAGGACTTGGTTGGTACGTGGGGCCAAATTGTACTCGCAGCCGGAGCGCACGCCCAGGACGAGGAGATGCCATTCGCCGACGTGCTCATGGCGCTTTACCTCAAAAAGGTTGCGGCCCGAAACGAGACAATCATCTGGCAAGGCGACACCGATTCGATGAACACGAACCTGTTGTACTTCAACGGATTCATTAAGCTGCTCGATGCGGATGGCTCCGTACTTGAAGCGAACGAGTCTGGTACAACTTCGATCACCGACTCAAACGCGATGACCATCTTGCGTACAGTTGCGGACAAAATTCCTACCGCTGTACTCGACGAAGGCAACGTGATCGTTGTTGGTGGACGCGAAACGTACACGAAAGCACTCAACCAGTTGTACTCGGAAAATAAATTCCACTACAACATCGACGAGGACGAGGGCCGTTCGTTCATGATTCCCGGAAAGCGCGTTCGTTTCTACCACGTAGAAGGCTTGGACGGAAAGGACAAAGTGTATGCCATCCCGACCAATCTCGCGTTCATCGGTACGGATCGTGAAAGCGACATGAACGACATCCGCATGTGGTACTCGAACGACGACGACCTGATCAAAGTTTCAATCAAGTGGCGTTTGGGCGTTCAGTACGTCTACTCGGAGTACTTCGTGAAGTTCACACTCGCGACATCGTAAACTGAATGAAGCCGGGGCGGTTCACGCTGCCCCGGTTTAACCATAAAAAACAGACAACAATGGCATGTGAAATTACAAGCGGGTACAGCAAACCCAACTGTCGGCAGACGGGCGGGGTGCAGAAATTCTACCTCTACACGTTGGCTAACCGCGCAAGTTACACGCTGAGCGCAAACGAGGATGAAATCACGGCTTTGTCGCTCGACAGCGGAAAGTACGCATACGAGTTTGCTGTGGAACAAGACCTGTCGATGGTCGAAGAGACACCGACGGGATCACGCGAAAACGGCACATTCTATATCGAACAAGTTGCAACGATCATTCTGAACGACAACCGCAAAGAGACGCGAAACCTCATCAACGTGATGGGTCGCTCGTCTGGTGTTGGTGTAATCTACCTCGATCAAGAGGGAGTCTATCGCCACGCTGGACTCGTTGGCGGCATGGTTCTGAATGAAGGTACAGTTGGAACCGGAGCAGCTAAAGGCGACCGAAACGGATCGACTTTGACGCTGAACGCCCAGGAGAAAAAGTTGGCACCGGAAATCTCCAGCACCATCGTGAACAGCTTGCTCGAATCAGCATCGTAAACCAAATCGGAGCGGCTCGGTTCGGGTCGCTCCCTTTTTAATATGGCACGAAAATACAGCTACATCGACGTGGTGCGCGACGAAGCGGTCGGAATGAAGTACCACAGCAAACGGTTGAACACGCTCGTTGAGGTCTGCGACGATAACGTGGAAATCCTGAAAGCAGACGGCAAAACCGAATGGCTCCGAAAGAAGCGAATCTCAAATGCTCGTATTACTACGAAACACGTCTAACCCAATTGGGGTAACCGCATCGGAACGGGCGACTTTGAGCGACCCGTTTTTTCTGTTTTCGTTCACAAATAAAATGACCGAGGAGGTCACCAACTTTTTTTCGGAGCGGCTCAACCCAACCTCAACGCGGTACGACTTGTTCGAAATCACCATGCCGACCGACGTTGACCTACCGAGCGGCAACTATTCGTATCGCATCTACGAAAAGTCGTCCGATGCGAGCACGGACATTCCTGATACAGACCCGCTCGAAATAGGACTCGCCAAAGTGCCGCAGTCTGGTGAGATCGACGAGTACTTCCACAACAGTTCATTCTTCAATTATGTCTACGGAGCAAACACCACATCGTAAAGTCGGAATGCAGTACATGCAATTCGCAAAGGCCGCTCAGGTGCCATCGCCCGAAACGGGTAAAGTGCGCGTCGAGGATGGCAAAGTGATCGGGTGGGGTAAGGACAATCTCTACCCGAATCAGCTGATCAATATGTACCTGGAGTCGCCACTTCACGGCGGTATCGTGAACGGCAAGGTGCATTTCTTGGTTTCCGGAGGGCTGCTTTACAAAGGCACCGACGCGGCAAAGTGGGAGTTGATCAATAGAAATTACGAATCGGAATACACGATAGAGGACTTGTCGCCTGAGATTGCGCGCGACTTGGAGCTGTTCAATGGCTTCGCTGTGAAAGGGAAACGACGAATGGGTGGCGGCTACGTGATCGAGCACGTCTGCTTCGAGAACATGCGCATGGCCGAACCGGAAGACGAAGATGCGCCGCCAATTTGGTTCATCTACGACGACTGGAGCAACCAACAAAAGGCGCGAAAAAACGCGGAACGCATCGAGGAGTTTGACCCGAAGCGGAATCAAGACGAGTGGGTCTACATTTACATGGCCAAAACAAAGCGGCCAAAACAGCGTATGCGTCGCGGTGGCAAATTGGTCGACACGCCGTACCCGTACCCGCCATACAACAGCGGATTGCGTGCTATCCTGACCGACATTGAGATCGCAAAATTCGACCTTGGGGAAGCGCAGAACGGTTTCACAGTTGGGACCGTGATGCACTTTTCGGATGGCATTCCCGATAAAGAGGAAAAGCAAGATTTCGAAGCGTCCATTGAGGATAAGACTCAGGGCGGCGACAATGCTGGCGGGGTGATGTTCACATACTCGGACGGCGACAGCAAAAAGCCGCTCACCATCGAATCGCTGATGGGCAACAACCAGCCGGACCGATACAACAACAAGATCAAGGTCATTGAGGACCGCATCTTACAAGCCCATTCGGTAACATCGGGGCTGCTGTTCGGTATCAAGACAGCCGGGCAACTTGGTGGTACGGAAGAGCTGGAAATGTCCTACGCTATTATGAAGACCAACTACTTCGAGGCTAAGCGACGGTTGATCTGCGACTTTCTGATGTCGCTTTTCAAGGAGTTGTATCAGTTGCAGGGTGAGTTAGATTTCGCCGACGTTGTGATCGGCACCCCGTCGCAAGACGATCCAGCCGCCACGCCCGAACCGATCGCACCGAGCGTACCAACCGCGCCGCAGTTCTCCGATGACGAATCAACCCGCATCGTTTCGATGCTATCCGAAGTGGGGCGACCCGCCGACGGCGTTTCGGTTAAGTCGCGCGAGGTTGTGTACGACCCGGAGCAGCTCGAACAATCAGAAAAGGCGCTATTCGAACAGTACCGCGTCCAAAAGTTTCAACCGGACCTGACCGATATACAGGATCGTGTACTCGGATTGATCCGCGAAGGCAACGGATTTGGTGAAATTCGCGCGGCACTCGACATTAACTCGGTCGAACTCGGTGGAATTTATAACGAATTGGCTGCGCTCGGTCTGCTCGACGTTGATTCGGGCGAACTGACCGAGGAGGGGCAGCAGGTCGGTGAGGATGCGTCGCCGGGAATCGAGATTTTGTACTCCTACGGGAAGCGACCCGACGTACCCGGACCGGAAATTCTACCAGATGGGCGCACGCGGGACTTCTGTGCGCAACTGATCCGGTTGAACCGCCTCTACACCCGCGACGAAATCAACACGATCACGGGCCGCGTTGGTCGAAACGTGTGGCTGTTTAAGGGTGGTTGGTACCATAACCCCGAAACGAACGAAAACGAACCGTTTTGCCGCCACACGTGGTATCAAAACGTCGTCGAAAAATCATAATCATGGCAGCAGAAACGATCTATTTCATCACCGCGCAAACGCTTCAAAAGAGCGGTTTCATACACGGGAACGTGAACACCGAAGTGATCCGGTCCAGCATTATACGGTGTCAGGATCGGTTCATCGAACCGCTGTTGGGGTCGCCGCTTTACGAGGACCTGCAATCAAAAGTGAAGGCCGGAACGCTTAACGCGAACGAAACGCTTTTGATGGACAAATACATCCGTCCGCTGCTAACCGCGCACGTGGAAATCCGGGTCGCCCGACGCATCACCACGCAAATTCGAAACGCTGCCGCATCGAAGGCAACAGATCCGAATTTCACCACCGGGACAAACGACGACCTGACCAATTTACGCGACGACATTCACAAGGACATTGAATTTTACACGCGCAAACTGGTCGGGTATTTGTGCGAAAACGAGGAGGACTTTCCGCTATACGACACGGTGCGCAACAACAAAGCCGACGTGCGCCGACAGTTCACAGCGGGTAGTTCAATCGGGGTGACTCGACGCAATTCGCGCACGTACTACCGACGACGAGATGGGTACCCGCAACCGGGTGATGTAATTCTGGATGGGGATGACTAACAGCGAAGAGAAATGAACAACCCAGAAGAAAAATGAACCGAAGCCTAAACCAAGTTGTTGATGAAATTCGAGTCTGGGCCGCCGCGCACGTTCAGGTGAACGAGATGGCGTATGGGTCAATTGTGGATATTTACAACCGCAATGAAATCACCCATTGCATCGTAGCGGTCAACTGCAACAACGCATCGGTTGAGACGAATTGGGTTGACTTAACCCTGGAGGTGGCCGTGTTTGATTTGGTAGATGCGCCGTCGGTCGATTACGGCAAACGACCTCAGCACGAGGTCGAGTCGGACACGCTGCAAATCATTAACGACCTGCGCAAAACCATCGAATACGCCGACCGGTGGAAGGACTGGAGCGAATTGATCACGGCCAGCGGCGCGCAAAAGTTTGTCGAAAACACTTCGGACGCGGTGACCGGGTGGATGATGACCATGAACGTCCGCGTCTACTCGCAGCCGGGTGTGTGCGATTTGCCGCTGATCGCTTACGATTACGGCGGTGACTATTCTGCGGTGTGCGCTCCGGTTCGGATTTTTGAAAATGGCGTTCTGGTCGATACGGTTGCTTCGGGAGGCACTTATTCCTACACGACGAGCGGCGGCGATGTCGTGTTGGATGTTAACGGCGTAGAGTTCACCACGATAACAGCCCCCGACACATTTGACCTACCTGTAATTCAGGACGGTTCACCCGTTGGAAGCAAAGTTGGCAGCGATTGGGTTGTGCCGAGTTGCGCCGATGCAAACTGGACTTTGAAGGACACATCCGGCGACACGCTTAACAGCGGTAGCATTGCGAGCGGTGGAAGCGAAGACATAACCGCACCGGATGCCAACTATTCATTCGACAATACCGACGGAACCGAACTATCAACGGGCGTAATTGAAAGCGGTGGAAGCGAAACGATAGTTGCGCCCGATGCGCAAGTCTTTTCCAACAATACGGCCGGGAGCTTGCCGGGTACAACAAATGTACCAAGCGGTGCTTTTACAAACATAACCTACCCCGATGCGAGCGTAACAGTTGACGACCAAGATGGCAATGAATTAGCTCAACAGGACGTTCCAAGCGGTGTGCCATCGACAATTGTCGTTACGATTCCCGAATACGACCTATCCATCCCCCAAGCCCCGCTAACAGTTGATGTTGATGAAAACAAAACGCTGACGGTGCGAGATAGCGCGGGCAATTCGTTTCTATCGAGCCAAGTTTCAGCGAGCGAGTCGGTGAGTGATGTGTTTGTTGATTTGGCTGATTACAAAGCGACAGTTCAAGGTTTAACACCGAACATTTACAACGTACTACGGACAGATAGTCCATCCTTTAGACTATTCGACACCGACGGCACGCAAATAAGCATTGACTCGATAGACGACTCCGCTAACCCCATTTTCGACGTAACGCTCGCAAATATCCCGCTGCAAGTCAATAGCGGCGTAGAAGGCGCGCTGAAATTGGGTTGGGATGTGTTTAACATTATACTGGAAGACCCATCCGGCGCAACCGTCACACCAAATTCGATTGATACGGGAACGGCGAAGCAGGTTACAATTGAAGTACCCGCATTGGCGCTCGACGTGTCGCTCGCAGTAGATGACACGAACCCAACCGTTGGCGAAGAAATTACAGCGACCGTAACCGCATCCGGCGCGGACAGCTTTTGCGTATCATTTGACAAC